TCGTAAGCCAAACGGAGAGTTGGATTTTGAGATTACCGAAAGGCTCGAACAACGCGGTCCATTTCGGTCGTCATAACAATTTATTAATCTGCGCCGCGCAAATAAACATGGTTTGAGAACGTAAGCTAAGGATAGATTCTGCATGTCGCAAGGAACGTTTGCCGGCTTTGAAACCGACTACGAACGCCGCAAGGAGCGAGCACGGAAGCGCGAATCGGATATGTCGGCCAAGGGGCGTGACATTGGCGAACTGCCGCCGATCCCGCCGCTAGGGTTGACGATCAAGGAGAAATGCCGGCACGACCTGCGGGCGTTTCTGGAATTCTTCCTGCCGTCAATGTTCGGGCTCGCATGGTCCGAAGATCACCTAAAGGCGATTAAGACGCTGGAGGATGTGTTTTTAAACGGCGGGCAATTCGCGTTTGCGATGCCGCGGGGCAATGGCAAGTCTTCGCTTAGCCTGGGGGCGACGTTGTGGGCTATGGTCTACGGCCATCGGCAGTTTATCGTGCCGGTGTGCGCGACGGGTCCCAAGGCCGAACAAATGTTGTCTTCAATAAAGACAATCATCGAAACGAATTCCCGATTACAAAAAGTCTTCCCGGAGGTGTGCTTTCCGATCCAACGATTGGAGGGAATCAACAACCGGGCCACGGCCCAGATGCACCAGGGCGAACGGACTCGGATCACGTGGACGGGTAAGCGGTTGATTCTGCCGACAGTGGCGGGTTCACCGGCTTCGGGCGTTATCGTTCATGCAGCCGGACTACTTGGGAGCGTGCGGGGACTTGCTCAGGCTTCACCGGACTCCCCCGAGGATGAAGACAGCGAAGAGTGGTGGAGCAACACGGCCGACCTGGACGCGGCACTGGAGCCGGAACCGTCGAGCAGCGGGGGAATGATTCGGCCCGATGCGGTGATACTCGACGATCCGCAGACGGACGAATCGGCCAAGAGCCCACCGCAAACGGCCAAGCGACTGGACACGATTGCGAAGGCGATTCTAAACCTAGCCGGCCCGGACAAGAAAATCGCGGCCGTTTGCCCATGTACGGTAATCGTGCCGGATGACATGGCCGACCAGCTGCTAGACCGGGAGCGAAATGCGGAATGGCGGGGACGCCGCACGCGGTTGATGTCGGAGATGCCCAACGAAGCGGCGATGAAGCTTTGGGCGAAGTATAAAGAGATTCGAGAGCAAAGCCTACGCGAGCACGAAGACATCCGCGACGCAACGACGTTCTATGTTGAGAATCACGAAGCGATGAACGCCGGAGCCGTAGCAGCGTGGGCCGCACGATACGAAGCCGGCCACCATGACGCCGTGCAGTACGCAATGGACAAGTGGGCGCAGAACGTCGAAAGCTTTTGGGCCGAGTATCAGAACGAACCGCGGCCGGCCGACTCTCTAGGAATCGAGACGCTAGTTTCTAAGTTGCTGCTAAGCCGATGCGACGGAAGCGAGCGCGGCCTGGTGCCGAGCTGGGCCAAGTGGGTCACGGCCTACGCGGACATCCAGCAAGACGTTTTGCCGTGGGTGGTAATCGCATGGGGCGAAAACCTGCGGGGCCGCATTATCAACTACGGCGGGTGGCCCGAGCAAGCTCGCAGCTATTACACATTGCGCGAGGTAACGCCGACTCTGCGGCAGGCGACCAATACGCCCACGGTTGAGGCGGGCATTGAGGCTGGATTAGATAAGCTTGCGGAGTGGATGTTTTCGCAGACCTGGACCAACGAAGATGGGCAGGCGTTCGGGTGCCAGTGGATGGGCGTGGACGCGAATTGGGAGCTGTCAAAGCAAACCGTTTACATGGCCGCCAAACGTTGGCCGAAGCTCTGGCCGTGTCATGGTCGATACGTGGGCGGTGCGTCGCTACCGATGGCACTTTGGAAAAAGAAACCAGGCGAACGTGCTGGGCATTTCTGGCGATCGGCGTTTAGGGATGGAACTAAGGTTTTCGACGTTGATAACAACAGTTGGAAAACTTTGGTTCTCAAGCGACTGCAAGCGGCGATCGAAGAGGGCATTAGTTGGTTTGGATCGGAGCCCCACCGACATCGGATGTTATGCGACCAATTGAGCGCAGAGTACGCCGTACGCGTAAGCGGCCGAGGCCGAACGGTGGATGAATGGAAAAACCGACCCGGCCGGGACAATCATTGGTGGGATTGTGTGGTAGGGGCGGCCGTTGGTGCGTCAGTGGTTGGGGCCGAGTTGGTGGGGCAAGCCAAGCCGCCGACGCCAAAGCGAGTTAAGGCAAGTGAAGTACAAAAGCGCAAACGAAGCGAGGATAGCAGATGGTAATGAGCAAGGCTAAATGCGGCATATGCGGCGTTGCGTGCGATGCCAAGCTATGTCCCTATTGCACGAAGGACAAGGAGCGTTACATGCGAGCCAAGGAGGAACGCGAGCAGAAAAAAAAGCTTGGCCTATGTTGCCCCTCGTGCGGATGCGAAGAGATGCCGGTTTATTACACTCGCAAGCAATTCGGCAAAGTGAAGCGCGTTCGCAAGTGCCGCAACTGCGAACGGACAACTACAACTTGGGAGGCCCAAACACAAGTTGCCGAAGATATTTAGCGGCTACGTTCCAGGTATGGAACTTTCTGCGGAGAATTCGCCAAACATCATTACCAAGCTGCGGCCATGCGCTAGGATGCGTTTTGGAGCGGTTCTCGGAGGGCGGCGGGGAAGTGGCAACACAACCACGCCGTTTTTTGCATTCTTTACGCATGGCGGCAAACATGGCAGACCTTTCAAGCGACATCGAAGACGCAGCCAAAGGCCCCAAGAGTCATACGGTCGACGGCGAAACCGCAGTTGCCCGCGACATCAGCCAGCTAATTGAAGCCGACCGCTATCTGTCCGCCAAGGCCGCAGCAGCCAAAGGCCGTGGTGGTCTACGCTTTGGGAAGTTTGTGCCAGGCGGTGCGGCCGGTACTCCGATTCAAAGCGGAGGGGACTAGCCCATGGTTTGGCCATTCGGAGGAAAAGCAAAGCAGCGATCCGCACGTGCATCCAAGCGGACGCACGAAGATGATCGGCTATTGCAGGCCAAGCTTGAAGCCGCGCGGATGACCGCGGCCTATCGTCGAGTCAAAGCTAAGTACGACGCAGCCCAGACCACCGAAGACAATCGCAAGCACTGGGCCGCGGCCGATTCACTCAGCGCGACCGGCGCAAACTCCCGAACGGTGCGTTCAACGCTTCGCAATCGCTCCCGATACGAAGTGGCCAACAACTGCTACGCACGCGGTATCGTCAACACGATGGCCGCCTATACCGTCGGCGCCGGCCCAACGCTACAGTTGACATGGCGGGGCGAACGATTGGACCCGGCCCGCGAAATCGCCATGCGTGAAGCCGCGCAACGCGTTGAGATGCTTTGGTCTACCTGGGCCTACGAACGACGGTTGACGCAGAAGCTGACGACGTCGGCCATGGCCATGGTTGTCGACGGTGAAGCCTTCGCAGTTATCACCAACGCCAAACGCCGCAAGCTGTCGACGCCGGTGCAGTTGGACTGCCGGATTATGGAGTGCGATTGGTTCGACGATCCGTCATGGAACGCGGACGAATCGGGCGTGCAACTTGATTCCGTGGGCGAGCCTACAGCCTACGCAAAGCTGCGAAGCCACCCCGGAGACAACGGCCCGACCGTTGACATGGCATACGATTGGATAAGTGCCGATCGAGTCTTGCATTTATTCCGACGCGAGCGAGCCGGCCAGGTGCGGGGCATTCCGCAGACTACGGCAGCCCTTCCGTTGTTCGCACAGCTACGCCGGTTCATTCTGGCGACGATCACGGCAGCCGAGACCGCGGCCGACTTCGCAGCGATACTCTACGGCGATCAGCCACCGGACACCGATGAACCGCAGATGGTCGAAGCCTGGGACCGGGTGGAGATCGAGCGCGGGGCATTCCTGACCGCGCCGGGTGGCTCACGCATCGCTCAGCTAAAGGCCGAGCACCCCAATGCGACCTTTGATGAATTTGTAAAGGCGTTGCTTCGGGAAATCGCCAGGTGCCTAGGTGTCCCCGCGGTGATTGCGCTCGGCGATGCGTCGGCCTACAACTACGCATCGGGCCGGCTTGATCTTCAATCGTACGGGCGACAGATGGCCGTCGAGCGTTCGCAAGTGCTGGAGCGGGAATTCCTGGACCGACTTTGGGAAGAGTGGCTAGACGAAGCCCTATTGATTCCTGGCTTCCTGCCGGCCGAGTTTGCGGCGACGGCCGGGGATTGGGAGTTTGGCTGGCGATGGAGCGAGCCGGAGCACGTAGACCGAGCCAAGGAGGCCAGCGGCCAAGCCCAAGAGCTGGCCAGCCGAACCACGACGCTAGCCCGGGAATACGCACGCCGGGGCCTGGACTGGGAAACCGAGCTGCGGCAGATTGCCCGCGAAGTTGCGTTGATGAAGGAACTAGACATTTCGCCAGCGGCCGCCCCAGTAGCAGCCGACCCCAACGCAGATCCAAACGCCGACCCCAACGCGGACCCAAACGCGGAAGACCCGACAACAGACCAAACCACCAAGCAAGCGGAGCCGGCAGGCAATGGCAAAAAAGCAGCAGCGTAATTTGACCCGAGCCAAGCGACGCGAGGCGTTGCGTAACGTATTCGCAGCTGCGGTTCTAGCAGCGGCGCCGGATACGTTGCACGCGGCGATCGAGCTAACGGGCGTGGCGGTCATTTGCCAAGCGACGCCGGCCACCGATTCGGAGCCCGCGAAGCTGCCGACCGTCAAGCTCGACGCATATAACGGCGGGCTTATGGATGTGGCCGGATACTATCGGCCGGTAATCATCGACCTAAAGGGACTTGAGGGAGCCGGCAAGCCGATTCCCGTTCTGCGAGATCATGACTTTAGCCGAATCCTCGGACACGGCACGGCCACCATTAAGGGCTCGGCCGTATCGCTCGACGGCGTATTGTCTGGAGCCAACGACGACTCGGCCGAAGTGGTACGCATGGCCGGCAACGGCTTTCCGTGGCAAGCGAGCGTGGGCGTCAAGCCGATGCGATTGGAGAACGTAGAACCGGGGGCGACAGCAAAAGCCAACGGGATTTTAGTGACGGGTCCGGCCATTGTGGTCCGGGCCGGCAAACTGTTTGAGGTGTCAATCGTTGCGCTAGGTGCGGACGATACAACAGCGGCCCACGTGGCAGCGCAAGGAGTGGGACAGATGGTTTTTTCGGAATGGTTGAAAGCACAGGGCATTGACGAAGCAACACTAACCGCACCAGTAAAGGCGGCACTACTTGCGAGCTACAACGCGACTATTAACGCTGGCGGCACTGGTAGCGGCGGAACTGGCGGTAGCGGTGCTGGCAACGGTACTGCTAACGGCAATGGTGGTGGCGGCAGCGGTACTAACGGCAGTGGTACGGTAAACGCCGGCCGCGGACCGTCGACCGTAGCGGCAGCCCTGGAAGCGGCCCGAGCACGTGAGCAACGCGAATCCGAATACGCAACCGTAATTTCTGCGGCGATCAATCGCGGCATGGGATCGGAAGAGGCCCAGCTATTGGTCGACGCGGCCATTGAAGCCCAGGTGAACGTGACCCAATTCGAGTTGGACGTTATGCGAGCCGAACGAGACCAAGAAGGCCGAGCCCCCTACGGATTCGCACGCCGACCGAAGAATGAAACCACCCAGGACGTTATCGAGTGCGCCATTGCCCAAACCGGGCAGGTCACCAAGTACGACCGAGTGAACGCCGACGGAACCCGAACCGCAGTGGAGTTGTACTCGGACGAACTACAGCAGCGCGCACACGACCGATTCCCCCAGGGGCTTACCTTGATGGAAGCTATGGTCATGTCGGCCCGACGCAGCGGCTACCAGGCCGACACGTTCCGCATGTCGAAGCAATTGATGCAAGCCGCATTTGCGCCAGTCATGGCCCGCGGTGCGAGCACGTACGACTTGGCCGGGGTGCTGTCGAACGTTGCCAATAAGTCGATTATGGCCGGCTTCAATTCGGTCGAAAACTCGTGGCGGGAAGTCTCGGCGATTGGGACCGTCACCGACTTCAAGGAGATCACGCATTACGCGTTGACCGGCGACTTTACCTATGAGCAGGTAGCGAAGGACGGCGAGCTAAAGCACGCGACCATGGGTGAGCAGTCGTACGGCAACAAGGCAGCGACCTACGGTAAGATTTTCGCGATCACTCGCGAAGACTTCATTAACGATGACCTCAGCGCGTTTGCCCGAGTGCGTACGATGCTTGGCCGCGGTGCAGCGCTCAAGCTCAATTTGGTTTTCTGGACTGAATTCCTAGACGCGGTTACCACGTTCTTTGCAGCAGGCCGAGCCAACTACATGGAGGGAGCCACAACGGTGCTAGACATCGACTCCCTAACGGCGGGCGAGTTGCTGTTTATGAACCAGACCGACCCAAACGGCGCGCCGTTGGGACTGGAGCCGGCAATCTTGCTAACGCCAAACGCGCTCGGCACCAAGGCCATTCAGTTGACCCGGGATACCGAGATCCGCATTGACGGCAGCAGCAGCAAAACCACCTACACGACCAGCAACCCGCACGCGGGCAAATGGCGTCCGGTGCGTTCGAGCTATCTGAACAATGCCAGCGTACCCAACGGATCGGCAACGCATTGGTTCTTGACGGCCAGCCCAATGGACCTGCCGTTAATTGAGACCGTGTTTCTAAACGGCCAGCAACAGCCGAACATCGACGCGGCCGAAGCGGACTTTGACACGCTAGGCGTTCAGATGCGTGGCTATCACGACTTTGGATGTCGCAAGCAAGAATACCGCGCCGGCGTGCGATCCAAAGGCGCTGCGTAGTTCTCAACGCGAGATGGCCTAGTGGCCCAACGTAGACGGCCGCGGCGGCCGGTGAGACCGCCGCGGCCCGTTGGAAGCAGCCGACAGGGGCCAGTGACGCTTACAAGCTCAATGCACTGGTGAAGTACCAGGGCAAGACATGGAAGAACACAGGCAGCGATGCCAACGTATGGGCTCCCGGCGTTTACGGCTGGGTAGTCGTTCCGTAACCGCACACCACGCCCTAGCCGCAGTCCGCGATCAAGCAGCCGGCTAGCCCGACACGGCGCGACAAACCAAGCACTGAATAACACATGACCATAGCAAACAAGACAATCAGCCACGCGGACCAGATACGCGAATTGCCGGGAGCGGATTTCCTGGGGACGAGCAATCTACCCACTACGCCACGGGCAACTGATGCGGAAGCGTGGATAGATCACGGTGCGCTCAAGTTTGGCCCAGCCGGTATTAGTCGCATGGCTGTTGGTCGTGATTTTATGGTCGGGAAAATGCGAAACAAATTCACGCTAG